GCTTCTTCTGGTGATGCAGATTATCAAGTAGATGCAGGGATGATTGTTACTTATACTCCATCTGGTACATTAGCTACCGCAGGAAAAAGTGTGTTTATTGCAGAATATGCACAAAAAAGATTATTAACCAACGAGGCTTGGTAATATTCATTAACTCTGGGTGAGGTGTAATGACCTCACCCTTAACAGGAGAAAATTATGTCACAAGTAATTACAAAACAATTTGACGGAACAAGAAAAGCTATTTTCACAATGAATTTTAAAATAGCAAGTACTACAGCTGAAACTTATACAATTGTACCATCTGCTTTAAATAATTCTAAAGGATGGGCAACTGGATCAACTGCTAACAGTGGAGATGTGTGTACTAACCTTACCATTAATAAAATATGGTGGAGTGTTAATAACACTGCTGTTACCAAACCACTTTTAGTGGAATGGAAAGCAACTGCTAATTCACAAGCTATCACTTGTAACTATGCTGACTCAAAAGATTTTAGTGCTATTGGAGGATTATTAAATCCTTTAACACCCGGAACAGCTGGTGCAACTGGTGGATTGGATATTAAATTCCTCTCAGTAACAGATGATGATACAGCTACTATAGTTTTAGAATTGTTAAAAATTTACACAAGTTACTAATGAGACTATTGTTCTTATTATTATGTTTTATATTAGTAATGAGTGCAATCACTAGTGCGAACGGAGCAGATACAAATACTGTTTCAAGCACGGTAGTAACAAATAATACACCACCGACTGCTTCGGCACCATCGGTGGTGGTTAATAATTCAGATATATGTAAGACAGCAGTGGCAGGCGCCGTGCAGACCCAGATCTTAGGTATTAGTAGCGGGGTTACCGTCACTGATGAAAACTGTGAAAGAATAAAATTAGCAAGATCATTATATGCATCAGGCATGAAAGTTGCGAGTGTGTCAATTTTGTGTCAAGATTCTAGAGTATGGGATAGTATGGCTATGGCAGGTACTCCTTGTCCTTACATGGGTGCTATTGGAGAAGAAGCATCAAAAGGATGGCAAGAAAATCCTGATATGATTCCAGAAGGAAGTTTTGTACTTGCTAAAATGGAAAAAGAAGAGAAAGAAATTAAAAAATCAGAAGGATTAACAGATGGGCAAAAGTTGGCTAAATTTATTTTATTTGGTATGGCTATGCATTCTGGCATCGTGGCCTTCTTCCCTTAGAGCAGAATGTCCTGTTACAGCAACAGGATTATGTACTCCAGGTGTAGAAGAAACAATCGTTATAGATGAAGTTGAAACAATTGAATATGAAGCTGATGGATATACAGTAACAACTGAAACTACCACTACAACTACAACAGTAACTACTACAAATCCAGACTCAGGAGATATTCTAGATGGAGATGCGGGATATGTTTCATCATCTAAATATGAAGGGGACATGGATATTGACTGGGGAGGCCAGGGCCCCGCATCAATGCCCTCAGGCAACAGTTGCTATAATCTTGGAACTGACAAATGTGCACAAATAACCGGATCGGGTAATTCTACTTCTACAATGGGTGTAGATGGTATGGGAACAACTTTTATACAAACAGTTGATATTTCAGAACTTGATATAGAAAATGGGGGAAGAACTAATTATTCAATAAAGGTAGACAAACGAGATGCACAAGATCGTATCTATATGCATATTACAGGTAAAGATGGAAATACGTCTGTATTTAGTGGAACAGATATATTATCAGAATCTGGAGTAGCTAGTGGTTATCAAACTTATGAAAGTGGATTTGATTTTGCAGGTACAATAACAAAACTTGTAATTGAAATTGGTGGAAGAGATATTAACCTGGCAATCGGACCGCTATTTGATGATGTAAAAATAAATGTATTATACAATGTAGTTTCTACAATAGTTACAGAACAAATATTAAGTGTTGAAATGTGGGTAGCATATGGTGGTAGTACAGAAACAGAAGTAATAGATATTGTAGAAAATATTTTTGAACATAATGACATAGTAATGCCTGATGCTCCAGGCGATGATATGTATTTTGAACCAGAGTTTGACGAACCAGATATGGAAATGTCTTATGACACTGTTGAAATGGAAATGGATTTTGAAATGGATTTTGAAATGCCAGATATGGAAATGGACTTTGACATACCAGACATTGATATGGAAGAAATGGAAGTAGCAGTTTTAGATATTGAAATGGAAATGGAATTAGAAATGCCTGATCTTGAAATGCCCGAACCAGAAATAGAAGAATTAGATATGCCTGAAACAGAAATGGACACTGAAATAGAAATTGAAGTTGACACAGAACCAGAAATAGAAGAACCTGTCGTAGAAGAACCAGAAATGGAAACAGAGGAGGTGTCAAATGAACCTACTGAAGAAACTGAAGAGCCTGTTGCCGAACCTCAAGAAGATGTGGCAGAAGAGTCAGAGCCTGAAGAAAGCTCATCAGAGGCTACTGAAGATGAGGCTGAAAAAGAAAAGCAGGTAGAACCTAAAAAAGAAGAAGAAAAAAAGGAACCAGAATCTAAAAAAGAAAAAGCAGCTAAAAAAATTGTAAAGAAGATGGGGGATAAGGGTAGATATGACTCAACAAATCAGTTAAAAACATTAATTGTAATGCAGGTGTTGGGTGATACAAAAACCTTTTTTGACTCACAAAAACAACTAAATGATAGAGAAGGATTTTTTACAGATATTATGATACCTGATACAAAAATAGAAAATAATAATATTGCACAATATTATTTATTTGCTGGAAGTGAAGGATTAATAAACGATATGATAATGCAACAATGGCAGACGGATTCGGAGTAGCTATGGCAGAGATGGAATTTGCGGGGGTTAAATTCAAAGGTGGAAAAATCTTTGTGGTTCTTACAGCACTAACTACACTTGGTGGTGGATTATGGGGTGGTTTTGAATTTTATAAAGATTACCTTAATATGAAAGAACAAATACAAAATTATGTAGCACCAGACTTATCTGAATTTGATAAAAACATTGCTCTTACAAAAGAAGAAATGTCTAGTAAGACAGATCTATTACAAACAGAAATTAATATGTTAATGCAAGAAATGGAAATGATAATGTCAGAAATAAAATTGGTATCTGATGTTGCCAATGAACTTAAAAATGATTTACGTACAGATGTAAGAAGAGTTGAATCAATTGTTAATGATGTTGAACAACAAGTAAAAGAAGATTCTAGAGATAATGCAAAAGATCTTAAAGTTACTATTGATACACTTGAAGATGATATGAAAAAACTAGAAGATAGAATAAAACAATCACAAAAGGAGCTAGAGGAAAAGATAGATAAGCGAATTAAAAGAGCACTAGAAAATCCTCTTGGTGGATAATGGTTAATAAACAATACAAATGGTTTCAAACAAAACGCAATAGAGCTATGAAAAAAAATAACCCTATTGCGAAAGAACTATATACTCCTCAATATAAACCAAAAGTTGTAGATAGTAAAAAAATATATAATCGAAAGGATACAAATGAAAATTTCAGATAACACAGCGATCAGCATGCCTGTTAGAAACCTTTTAGGCCTGATCGCAGCGATTTCTCTTGGAATATTTGCCTACAGCGATTTGACTCAAAGAATTACAGAACTTGAGACTGCAAGACAATTAATGGAAGCAGATCTATTAAAAAAAGCTGAGCAAACCCCTGTGGATATGGAGCAGACAATGATTTTGGAATGGCTTGGAACTAAAAATGCTACAATGGAAGCAGAACTTGAAAGTATGATGCATAATAAAGTGAATATCGAGTTCCTAAGAGAACAGGTAACGAAAATGCAGAAGGACGTGGAACTGCTCAAGGACAAAGTTAGAGCTAATGGAGTACCAGAATGAAAATTGTAGCAGTTATAATTTTATTTGTATTTGGAAATATGAATGACCAAGAAACTCAAATGACACAATATATTCCTATGTCTAATGCAGGTGAATGTTTATATGAAAAAAGAATGTTAAAGAAAAATAAAGATTTTCCTAAAGATGCATTTTGTGGTCCTGCTTATGTAGAAATAAGTCAGGATGGAGAAGTGTTAAAATTATATAATGAGATACCAGAAGGAGCTACATTGGTTGATGAAAAAATAACCAAAGAAGCCATGAAAGCGTGGACACTTAGAGCAAAGGAAAAATGGAACCAGTAACAGTAGCTTATATTATTTTTGGTACTTTATGGGTAATGGGTGCTATAACTTATTTGTAAATTATGGCTAAGACCCCTTCGAACGAATACTTTACACCAATCAAAAAAAGGACTAGTATAGGGTGTTCTTCTAGATCAAGGCCTAAAAATAAGCATAAAAGGCGTTGCTGGAAGAAGTATAACAGACAAGGAAGATAGATGCCAACTTATTCTACTACAAAATCTTTTGATTTAGCCGTCAATGAAATAATACAAGAAGCCTATGAAAGATGTGGAATTATGGTTCGTGATGGATACGACCTTAAAACAGCAAAAAGATCACTTAATATTTTATTAGCAGAATGGGCAAATAGAGGACTTAATTTATGGACTATTCAACAAACTGATAAAACCTTAACTGCAAATGCTCAATCTGTAACAGGAACAAGTTTATATGGATCTGCCGCAGCAGATGCCTCAGCAATTATTGATATTACAGATGTAGTTATAAATGATGGAACTTATGATTATGCCGCTACTTCAATAAGTAGAGCTACTTATTTTAATATGCCTAATAAAGCTACTTCAGGTAGACCTTCTCAATTTTATTTTCAAAGAGAAATTAATCCTACTTTATATTTATATCCGGCTGTTCCTGCTAGTGGAACATATACTTTAAAATATTATGCTATGATTAGAATGTTTGATATTGATGCATATACTGAAAATGCTCAAATACCATTTAGATTTATTCCTTGTTTAACTGCAGGACTTGCTTATTATTTATGTCAGAAAAAAGCACCTGAAAGAATGCAAGCATTAAAATTAATTTATGAAGATGAGTGGCGTAGAGCTGCTGATCAAGACGGTGAAAGAACAAGTCTTTATTTAACCCCTCAAGCATATTTTCCATCGGTAGGTTAAAATGAGCAAATTTGCAACAGGTAAAAATGCTTTAGCTATATCGGACCGAAGTGGATTACAATTTCCTTATAGAGAAATGGTTAAAGAATGGACTGGAGCTTTAGTTCATTACACAGAATTTGAAGCTAAACAACCTCAATTACAACCAATTAGAATAGCTCCCGATCCACAAGCTTTACAAAATGCTAGACCAGCAAGAGTAGAAACTCCTGCTGCTAGATTATTAACTGGGAATCCTTTTTATTCTACTAATGGTTCAGGAACTATTACTGTTATAGAATTTAATCATGGAAGAACAACTGGTGAAACAGTAAGATTTAGAAATTGTCAAGCTGGTTCTGGATTTAGTCAAGCTAAATTAGAATATGCTAGTGGATATACCATTACAGTTCCAGCCGGAGAAACAGACTCTTATACATTTAATGTAACAGGAGAAACATCAGATCAAACAAATGTAAGATTTGGAGGTATGCTTTGCACTTCAGGTCCAGTTACTATAGAAGGATAATATGACAACATATGCAGAATTAGTAGATCAAATTAGAAATTACACAGAAACAGATTCTAATGTTTTAACTACTATTATTGTAAATGATATAATAGAAAATGCTGAAAATAGAATTTTTAGAGAAGTAGATTTAGATGATTTTAGATCTTATCAATATGCATCTTTAACTGCTAGTAATGCTTTTGTAACTTTACCAGGAACAGGAATAGCTGATTTTGCTCTTATTAGATCTGTTCAAGTTTATGGTCAAAGTTTAGGAAATTCTCGCAAAAAATTAGAACAAAAAGATATATCATTTATGAATGAATATTGGCCTGATAGAACTTCTACGGGGACGCCTTTATATTATGCAAATTGGAAAGCAGGAAACATATATCTTGCGCCAACTCCAGATGTCGCATATAATATAGAAATAGCTTTAAACAAGCTACCAACAGGATTATCGTCTACAAACACGACAACCTGGATCAGTATAAATGCTCCTAGGACGTTGTTGTATGCGTGTCTCTGCGAGGCCTTAAAATTTCTCAAAGGCCCCTACGATCTGTTAGATCGCTATGAAGCAAGTTATGCTAATGCATTACAAGACTTGTCAATAGAACAACAAGGTCGTGGAAGAAGAGATGAATATATGGATGGGGTTTTAAGGACTCCTCTTAAATCGCAACAACCGTAAAGGAGATAAAAAATGGCAATAGTACAAGCAGTATGTAATACTTTTAAACGAGATTTGCTAAAAGGATTTCATGATTTTGCAAGTGGTGGTAGTACTTTTAAAATTGCATTGTTTACATCAAGTGCAAGTTTAGGGGCTTCTACAGAAGATTATGCAACAACTAATGAAACAAGTGGAACAGGATACACAGCAGGTGGACAAGCTTTAACTGGTCAGTCAGTTACAGGAAGTACATCAGCTACCACAGCATATGTTGATTGGTCTAATGATCCTAACTGGACGTCAGCTAGTTTTACAGCTAATGGAGCAATGATTTATAATACAACTACTGATGGTGGTTCGGGTACAACAGATGCAGTTTGTATTTTAGCTTTTGGTGCTGATTATACAGCTACAAACGGAACGTTTACTGTTCAGTTTCCAGCACCAGGCACAAGTACAGCTATACTGAGATTATCGTAGGAGTTTAACATGGCATTGATTATCAATGATCGTGTTAAGGAAACCACGACAACAACAGGAACTGGAACCGTAGATCTTGCTGGAGCAAGTACAGGATTCCAAACTTTTGTTGCGGGTATTGGCACAACTAATACAACGTATTATTGTATTACATTGCAATCTGGTAGCACTGAATATGAAGTAGGTATAGGTACTGTTACGGATGCTAGTACTGACACTTTATCAAGAGATACTGTTTTAGAGAGTTCTAATGGTGATGCTAAAGTAAATTTTTCTGCAGGTACTAAAGATGTTTTTTGTACATATCCTGCAAAGCGTGCTCCCTCTCCTAGTATGGATGCTACAACATATGTTACTACTCACAATTCAACATTAAGTGCTGATCAAACAATAGATTCAGGAGTTTTAGCAGGTCCGGTTACAATAACAGGAACTCAAACAATTACAGGTAATGTGGTAATAATATGACAATAGAATTAGACGGTGTAAATAATACTTTAAAAACAGATAAGATTGAACCTCAATCAGGTACAGCTTTACAGTTATCTGCTTCAGGAGACACTGTAACATTGCCTTCAGGGGCTACTCTTACAATAGCTGGAACAGCAAACGTTACAGGAACATTATCAAACAATGGCACTGCAACAGGTTTTGGTTCTATTGATTGGCAAACTTCAGATATTAAGACAAGCACCTTTACAGCAGTGGCTGGTAAAGGTTATTTTGTTAATACTACTGGTGGTGCCATAACAGTTAATTTACCTGCTGGTTCGGCAGGTAATCAGATTGGTTTAATTGATTACGCAGGCACTTGGGATTCAAACAATTGCACAATAGCTGCAAACGGTTCAGAAAAAATACAAGGTTCTACAGATGATGGAATTCTTAATAGAGATAGAGAAGCAATGCAAATTGTTTATGTTGATTCAACTCAAGGTTGGGTTATATCAAGTGTAGCTGATCAAGGAGCAACTCAAGCTGTATTTATTGCTGCAACAGGTGGCACAATTACAACAGATGGAGATTATAAAGTTCATACATTTACTACAAGTGGTACTTTCGAAGTAACTACGCTTGGTAACTCAGCAGGTTCAAACACTGTTGACTATTTAATAGTAGCCGGTGGTGCTGGCGGAGGAAACTCTAACGGTGGTGGTGGAGGAGCAGGAGGAATGAGATATGATTATCCAAATCCTGGAACAGATGGAACTCCGGTTTCAGCTACTAGTTATCCAATAAGTGTAGGTGGAGGTGGCGCAGGTCAACCTGCTCCTTCTACACCTGGAAGAGGAACAGATGGTTCAAATTCTTCAGGTTTTTCTGTTACATCATCAGGTGGTGGAGGAGGTGGAGGTGGACTTCATGCTCATCCTCAAAATCCTGGTGGAACAGGTGGTTCTGGTGGAGGTGGTTCTACAAATACAGGTTCGGGTGGATCAGGAAATAATCCTCCTGTAAGTCCCGCTCAAGGAAATGATGGTGGAGCTGGTTCTCCTACGAGTCCTCACCAAGGCGGAGGCGGTGGTGGTCATGGATCCGTAGGTGCTGCATGGAATGCTTCTCCAACAAAAGGTGCAGGTGGTTCGGGAACAGCGCTTTCTATTCCAGGTTCTCCTGTAACAACTGCTGGAGGCGGTGGTGGTGGAAGTGCTGCTGGTGCGGGTCCAAATGGGGGTCCTGGCGGTGGTGGTTCTGGAGGTCAATCTGGTGGAGATCCCGGAGCAAATGCTACAGCTAATACTGGTTCTGGAGGCGGTGGAGGCGTTGGTCCTCCTAGTACTTCTCCTGGTGGTCTTGGTGGTAATGGTGGATCAGGAAAAGTAGTAGTTAGATACAAATTCCAATAATGATATGGCAAATGTACGAATTCGTGAACAAGGAAAACTTACACTAAAGGACTCAGATAATTCTAATTCTGTTTCTTTGCAATCTCCTTCTACTGTTTCAGAAAATCAAGATTTTATTGTTCCTAATGCTGATGGTTCGGCCAATGAAATAATTACGACTAATGCTTCAGGCACATTATCTTTTACAGATATTAATACTTTAGTTATATCAGATATTGATTGGCAAACAGGAGATATTAAAACAGGTGATTTTACAGCGGTTGCAGGAAAAGGATATTTTGTTAATACAACATCAGGTACAATTACTGCTACCTTACCTTCTTCCCCTAGCGCAAATGATTTTGTAGCATTTAAAGATTATGCTGCTACTTTTGGATCAAACAAATTAACAATAGGTAGAAATGGATCTAATATTCAAGCTGCTGCAACTGATTCAGAGATAACAACGAGTCGGGCTTCTGTTGTTTTACAATTTATAGATGCAACAAAAGGTTGGTTATATACTGTAGAAAATAATGTAAGCGATTTAGAAAACAAAATGTATGTTACAGCAACGGGTGGAACTATAACAACTTCTGGTGATTATAAGATTCACACTTTTAATTCTTCCGGAACATTTACTGTGTCATGTGCAGGAAATTCTGCTGGTTCAAATAAAGTAAGTTACGTAGTAGTAGCTGGTGGTGGAGGTGCAGGTGGAAATAATCCTGGCGGAACAAATGATTCTGCTGCATCTGCTGGTGGTGCAGGAGGATATAGAGAAGGTAAAGCTCCAGCATTTGATTCTTATAGTGCTTCTCCTTTAGCCGCCCCTGATGGCTTACCAGTTTCAGCAACAGGATACCCAATAACAGTTGGTGGTGGAGGAAGTGGAACAGGTTGTAATCAAGCAGGAAGTCAAGGAGTTAATTCAATTTTTTCAACAATAACATCGGCAGGTGGAGGTGGCGGTGGAGGGCTTCAAGCTCCATGTGGTTCGCCTGTATCAGCTATAAGTGGTGGCTCTGGTGGTGGTGGAGCAACTTATCAAAATAATCCAGGAGCATGCACTCAAGGCATAGGTAACACTCCCCCAGTTAGTCCTCCTCAAGGTAATGATGGTGGCACTGGAACTGGAGGAAGAGGTGGTGCTGGTGGTGGCGGAGCAGGAGCTTCAGGTGGTGCCGGTAGTAGTCCTGGTCAAGGTGGTAATGGAGGCAATGGAGTAACAAGTTCAATAAATGCCTCTCCCGTAGCAAGAGCTGGTGGGGGCGGAGGTGGTGGAACAAATAATCCTTTTCGTTCACACCCTGCTGGAACAGGAGGTTCAGGTGGTGGTGGAGCTGGATCTGTGAATAGCACGGGAGCAACTGCTGGAACTTCAAACACTGGTGGCGGAGGTGGTGGAGCTGGCAGAGGACCTGGAATTAGTGGTAGTTCAGTAGGAGCTAATGGTGGCTCGGGTGTTGTAATTATTCGCTATAAGTATCAAAATTAATATGGTAAAAAACATTTATGTCTGAAATAAAAATTAATAGTCAAGGGGAAGTAAAATTATTTGATTCAGATAATTCAAATTATATAGGTTTAAAATCCCCAGGAACAGTTTCTACGGATGTAACTTTTATTTTACCTGATGCAGATGGATCAGCTAATAATGCTTTAAAAACTGATGGGAGTAAAAATTTAGGATGGGTGGATGTTACAACATTAGTAACATCAGGTATTGATTGGCAATCAACTGTTCAAACAACAGGATTTACAGCAGCGTCTGGTAAAGGATATTTTTGTAATACATCTGGTGGTGCTTTTACAGCAACTTTACCTGCAAGTCCTAGCGCTGGTAATATTGTTGCTTTAAAAGATTATGCAGCCACATTTGGAAGTAATAATTTAACAGTAGGTAGAAATAGTTCTAACATTCAAGGAAATGCAACTGATTCTAAATTATCAACAAATAGAGCAAGTGTTGTTCTTGTATATGTAGATTCTACTAAAGGGTGGTTATATGTACAAGAATCAAACGTTCAACAATTAGGACCTCAGTATGTTACTGCTACTGGTGGTACTATAACAACAGACGGAGATTACAAGGTTCATACCTTTACCTCTTCAGGAAATTTTGTTGTATCATGTGCGGGTAATTCTACTGGTTCTACGACCGTGGATTATCTTATTGTTGCTGGTGGTGGCGGTGGTAGTAAACACCAAGCAGGTGGTGGCGGTGCAGGTGGATTAAGAAAAAATTATCCTAATCCTGCAACAACTGGTACACCCGTAGCTGCTTCTACTTATCCGGTTGTAATAGGAGGCGGCGGTGCTGGTGCTCCAGGATCTGGTTGTCCTCAAAATTCTCAAGGTGGTGATGGTGTTGCTTCTAGTGTTTTTTCTGTTTCTTCCGCTGGCGGTGGAGGTGGCGGTGGTTACTATAATCCTGGATGTCCTGGTGGTGCTGGACGAGCTGGTGGATCTGGCGGTGGTGCTGGATCAGCAAGTACTACAGGTGGTTCTGCCGGACTTACTCCTGCTGGTACTAAAGGTGCTGGTAATACTCCTCCTGTATCTCCTTCTCAAGGAAATCCTGGTGGTGCAGCATGGGATAGAAATCCTCACGGCGGTGGAGGTGGCGGAGGTTCTGGTGCTACTGGTTGTGATGCACATCCACCATCTGGTCCATCAACTGGTGGAGGATTAGGTGGTTGTGGAACATCTGTAGCAATTTCTGGATCAGCAACAGTTTATGCTGGAGGTGGTGGAGGCTCAGGTTATACTGGTTGCTCTACAGCTCCTGCTAATGGAGGAGGAGGTGGTGATGGTGGTCATGCTGCTGGAACTCCCTCAGAAGCTGATGGACAAGCAGGAACTGCTAATAGTGGTGGAGGTGGCGGTGGTGGCGCTAACAATCCATTTAGTGGTGGTAATGGAGGTTCTGGCGTTGTAGTTATAAGATACAAGTATCAAAATTAATGTTTAACAAAAAAGTTTTTTAATATAGTATAAGGAGATAGATATGGCACATTTTGCAAAATTAGGAATTAATTCAAAAGTTATTGGTGTTGAAGTCGTTGGTGATGATGACTGCAAAAATGCTGATGGCATTGAAGATGAAACTGTAGGAATACAGTTTTTAGAAAATATACATGGATGGCCGTTATGGAAACGAACTTCTTATAATACTTCACTAGGCAAATATTATGTTGAGGATGGAAATGGTCAAAAAGTATTAGGTGGTGATCAATCAAAAGCCTTTCGTAAAAATTATGCGGGAGTAGGTCACACTTATGATGAGGACCGTGATGCATTTATTCCACCAAAACCACATGCATCATGGGTTCTTAATGAAACAAGCTGTATATACGAGGCACCTGTAGCTTATCCAACTGTAACTGAATATGGCGATCCAGCAAAACCTTACATAATTAGTTGGGATGAAACAAACACTCGTTGGATAGCTGAAGATGGAGAAACACCTACCGGTAATTTTCGCTGGAATGATAGTACTAAAGCTTGGGTCAGCATATAGAGAGGAAGTTATATTATGGCTTCAGAAATTAAAGTTAATAAAATTTCTCCTGGAACGGGAACTTCTTTTACTGTTGGGGACTCAGGCGATACATTTACTATTCCTTCGGGTGTAGTATTTGATAGAACTCTTGATTGGCAGTCGGTTCAAACTTCTACTATTGCGGCTACAGCAGGAAAAGGTTATCCCGTTAATACTACTTCTGGCACATTAACAATGAATTTACCAGCAGGTAGTGCTGGAGATCAAATTGCTGTTGTAGATTATGCAGGAACTTTTGATACAAATAAATTAACAATATCAGCTAATGGTTCAGAAAAAATAAATGGAATGACTGTTGATATTACTTTGGAAACAGAAAGACAAGGTGCAACACTTACATACATAGATTCTACTCAAGGTTGGTTAGTAACAAGTTCAGCACCTGATCCAGGAGTTTCACAACTTATTCCAGTCACATTTAAAATATGGGGTGCTGGAGGAGGTGGTTCTGCTGGTGGTTCTGATGGTCGTGGTGGCGGAGGTGGAGGTTTCGTACAAGGAACTCAATCATTCGCAAGTGGAACATCAATAATCGCAGTTGTTGGACAAGGTGGCTCAGGCGGTACCGGAGGCAAAGGTGGCGGTGGTGGAGGTTATACAGGTGTATTTAATGGATCTGTTACTCATGGCAACGCCCTTTTAATTGCAGGCGCTGGATCTGGAGGAGCAAGAAGTACTTACTATGGAACTGGTGGTGGTGGTTTAGCTGCTGGAGATGGAACTGGAGCTAACCCTGGTGGTGGTGGAAATCAAGTAGGCGGTGGTGCAGCGGGTTCTGGTAATGGTGTTGCTGGAGCAGCTTTACAAGGTGGTTCTGCACCTGCTGGTTCTGGAGGCACAGCTTTCGGTGGCGGTGGTGATGGAGGCGGAGATAACGTTTCTTATACTGCTGGCGGTGGAGGCTCAGGATATTATGGAGGAGGTTCTGCTGGTAACTCTGGCGATGGAGCTTCTGGAGGTGCTGGTTCTTCTTATGTTGGATCTATGACTTCAACAACTAATACAACAGGAACAAGTGCATCATCAGGAATTAATGGTGGTCCAGCCGTAAATACAAGTGATTCTGAATATGCTTCAGGAACTAATGTAGGAGGAGTAGGTAATAGTTCTTCTGGTTCGGGAAATATTGGAGGACATGGAAGTATATCTTATAGTATTAATGGAGCAGCTTATGTAACATTGAGTTACACAGGCGGTAATCAAACAATAACAGTATCATAGGAATTATAATGGCAACAGATAAACAACTTTTACAATGGGCAAGACAAGGAAATGAAATTCATAAAGCTCCTAGTATTTTACATTGGGTGGCTACAGTAGATGGAGATAATAAAGTTACTAAAAATGAAGTGTATGATGAGCTTCATAAAAAATCTATGGATGCTGGATTATGTCCTAATATGAAATTATCAACGGAAGATACACAAATCGGCGATACACTTTAAAGATTTAATGTTTGAAAAAAATATTTTAACAGAACAATTTTTAATTACTGACTTTATACCTAAAATTTTACCAATTGATTATGATAAATTAAAACAACATCTTTTAATTGCTTATTATAAAAATAAAAAAATAGGTGATGATAAGGTTTACTATGATTATTATTATACTCAATATGATTATCATCAACATATTCAATGGCTTCAAGATTATATAAGAGATCATTACAAAACAGAGCACCACAAAACTCCAATTTTAGTAAATCAAGGAGCTATTATTCAACAGAAAAATGAAAGCATAGGAAATCACCATCATATAGATGATTGGGATTATAATGAATCCCCCGACATATCTGCCCTTATATGTTTAGAACCTAGGAAAGAAGCTTCTAATGTTATTTTTGAATATGAGGCAGGCCGTAGTAAAAAAAGAAGATGGACTATTCCTTTACAAAAAAACAAAATTATTCTTTTTTCTTCAGATTTAACCCATAATATAACTAAAAATATCAATACAGACCCTATTATTAATTTATCTTTTCAATTCCAATTACTTTAAAATAGTGTAAAAAAGAGAAAGAAATAGATGCAATTAGAATATTATTATTGGTGCTTTCAAAATGCTATACCTTCTAGAATATGTGATGATATTATTGCGTATGGAAAAGTTTTAAAAGAAGAAACAGCTGTTACATGGGGTTATGATGTAAATAACCTGACACCCAATCAACAAAAAGAATTAGAGAAAAAACGTAGTTCTAATGTTGTATGGATGAATCCTACATGGATTTATCGTGAATTACATCCTTTGGTTCATGAAGCAAATAGAAATGCTGGTTGGAATTATCATTGGGATTGGTCCGAGTCTTGTCAATTTACAAAATATGATGGTAGTAAAAAACAACATTATGATTGGCACACTGATAGTTCAAATAGAACTAATGAAAATGGTAAGATAAGAAAATTATCTATGACGGTTGCTTTAGTAGATGGAAGTGAATATGAGGGTGGAGATTTTGAAATTAATTTAAATACCCCTGAAAAAGAAGAAATACATGTAATAAAACAAGCTAAATCAAAAGGATCGGTAACTATATTCCCTTCGTTTGTGTGGCATAGAGTAAAACCTGTTACATCAGGTACCAGGTATTCATTAGTTAATTGGCATCAAGGTAGGCCTTTTGTTTAAAGTATATTCGCAAATCTTAGAAGATTCTTATATGAAACAAATGTATGATACTATGTTAGGTGTGGATTTTCCTTGGTTTTTTTATTCGGGAAATGCTACGGAAGGGGATGGTAATTTTATGTTTGCACATATATTCTTTATTAGAAACGAAATAAATTCTAGTTTTTATTTTTTATTAGAACCTATTTTAAAATTTATAAAAGAGAAAAAAAATTATAAAAAAATTTACAGGATTAAAGCAAATCTTTATACAAATAAAGATAAACCCTCTAATCAACCAAGTCATTATGATTATATAAAAGATGATAAAAATTGTTTTATAGCATTATTTAATTTAGATACTTGTAATGGTGGTACTGTTATTGAAAATAAAACAATTAAATCTAAACAAAATGATTTAATTATTTTTGATAATGTTGAACATTATGGGATTACTCAATCGGATACCCCAACTAGAATATCTATAAATTTTAATTTTTTAATATAATGGAAATTTTTGAATATTTTAAAACACCTGTTTATCTAGAAAATTTATCTCATTGGGTAGATGATATAAATAAAAAATGTGACAAACATTTAGATGCAATTAAAAAATCGAAAGAATACAAAGATAGAGTAAAGAAAAAAGGATCGGATTTTGGTGAGGTGGCTCATTCTTATCCAATTGCTAGTGATCCAGATTTAAAATTTTATATTGATCATATTGGTCAACGTTCATGGGAATTTTTAGATCAAATGGGTTTTGATTTATCAAATCATACTTGTGTTTTTACAGAATGTTGGGTGCAAGAATTTCCTAAAGATGGTGGTGGTCATCATAACTCACATGTACATCCAAATAATCATGTATCAGGATTTTTATATTTAAAGAGAGATGAGGACGGACCGTTGCCAGTTATTCATGACCCACGGCCCGGTGCATTGTTATCCGCTTTACCAGAAAAAGATTCTACACAAATTACTTATGCTTCGCAGATGGCACATTGGAAACCTACACCAGGTACTTTAATTCTTATACCAGCTTATATAACTCATCAATATTCTGTAGGTGGACCTAATCAAGCATTTCGTTTTATACATTTTAATATACAAGCCATTCATAATAATTTTATGAAACAACCAGAAGAGGAGAAAAAATGAGTTTTGAAAAAGATAAATATGAAGTAGTTAAAAGAGCCATACCCAGAGATGTAGCTAGTTTTTGTTATGCTTACTTTTTAAATAAAAGACAAGTTGCCAAACATTTACAAGATACACAATATATATCTCCTTTCGATGAAAGTTGGGGAACTTGGAAAGATAGTCAAATACCTGATACCTATTCTCATTATGGAGATCTTGTTATGGAAACATTAATGGTTCGAGTAAGACCAAAAATGATGGAAGTAACTAAAATGAACTTAATTCCTACTTATACATATGCTCGTATTTATAAATATGGTGATATATTACACCGACATAAAGATAGACCATCTTGTGAAATATCATGTACCTTAAATCTTGGAGGTGATGAGTGGCCTATATATTTAGATCCTAGTGAAGGTTATGGTAATAAAGGTAAAAAAGTTATTTTAAAACCAGGAGATATGCTTGCATATAGTGGTTGCGATTTAGAGCATTGGAGAGATGCTTTTGAAGGTCAAGACTGTGGTCAAGTATTTTTACATTATAATAATAAGCAAGGTCAGTTCCAAGAAAGTAATGCTTTTGATGGTAGACCCATGTTAGGATTACCATCATATTATAAAAAAGCACAGTAGACTAAATCACTTTTTATAGTTAAAATAGAGTCTTATGACTCTCGGAATTTTAGCCTTTGCAGAAGGACCATTATCATCAACAGGTAAAGCAGATGCATTAGCGGTTGTTACTGGCCAAAGTATTGGAACTCTTACAGCTGCCAGTGTAACAGTAACAGCTGGGGCTACTGTTGTTGAAACAGGTCAAGATTTAACTACATCTTTTGGAAGTGAAAGTGTAACAGCTGGGGCTACAGTTGTAGTTAGTGGACAAGAAATTACATCAACAGCTGCCAGTGTATCAGTCGCTGTCATATCTAATCCAACGGTAACAGTAACAGCTTTCAGCGACCTTAATTTTGTTACAGGAACATACGCTGTAACCGCTGGAGGAAAAGTTTTAATTGATGCTTCTGCAGAACCTGATTTAGATTTATATTTAGGAGATGAAACTGTAACGGCAGATGCTAACGTATCTGTTTCTGGTCAAAGTATTGGAACTCTTACAGCTGCAAGTGTAACAGTAGAAGCACTTACTACCATTGCAGTAACAGGAGAACCATTATCGTTAGTTCAAGGAGATGAAAGTGTAACAGCTGGAGCTACAATTGTGTCAACAGGACAAAGTATTGGAACTCTTACACCTGGAACGGTTTCTGTTGTAGCTAATTCTACGGCTCTTCCTACAGGAAATATAGTATCTAGTACATTAGCAAGTGTAACTACAAAAATTAATGTTACACCAGTAGTTACCGGGGAAGTCTTGACGTTAGCTTTATCTGATGCTACTGCAGTTTATGCTTGGGCAGAAGTTAATGATTCGGAAACTTCAACGTGGACAGAAGTTGATGATTCTGCTACAATGACCTGGAATCAAGCGGCTTAGGAGATTATGACATCAACTTATTCATCATTATTACAACTTGAACTTATTGGTTCGGGAGATCAAGCAAATGCTTGGGGTAATACTACAAATAACAATTTACAATATGGCTTAGAGTATTCAATTACTGGAGTTTATACAAAAAATTTATCCTCTGCTTCTAGTCCCTATACTTTAACAGTAGCTAATTCAATTAGCTCAGCACAATCCGATAATGAAAACAGACAATCAGCTATTATATTTACAGGTCATGGATCTAATTTTATTATTCAAGTAGCAGCTACACAAAAAACATATTTTTTAAGAAATGATAGTTCTGCTTATACTATTACAATGCGTCTTGGAGGAGCTGGAAACACTTATGTTATTCAACCAAGCACAAGTGTATTTTTAGCAAGTGATGGTACTAACTGGTACAATTTACAAACATCTGGAACAGATTGGTTAACTAAAACTACAACTTATACAGCTTTTCCCGGAGATAAAATATTTTGTAATACTACAAGCGCTCCTTTTACAATTACTTTACCTGCAGCTCCTGCTGTCGGTGATGAAGTAAGATTTGTTGATTTAGCTAGTACATTTGATACAAACAATTTAACGATTGGAAGAAACAGTTTAAAAATTAATGGAGCTACAGCAGATTTAACTGTAGCAACCGAAGATGCAGCTTTTAGTTTAGTATACTCAGGCGCAACTTATGGTTGGAAACTAACGGAGAAGTAATATGGCAACTTATGAATCTATCAAATATAAATTTTCAGGAACTGCTGTTACTGGCGTATTGCAAGAAGCGGATAACCTAAGTGATGTTGCTGCTGCAGGCACTTCTAGAACAAATCTAGGTGTTGCAATAGGTAGTGATGTACAAGCTTTTATTTCTGCAACCGCAGGAACAAATGCTAATGGAACAAGAACCGTAAGTACATCAGCACCGAGTGGCGGATCTGATGGAGATATTTGGTACAAATATACATAATGTCTCATGCCAATTTACGTTAAATCAGGTGGTACTTGGAGAGAAATAAGTTCAGATGCCGGCTCACAATTGTATGTGAGAGATGGCACTTCATTTACTAATAAAACAATTATAAATACTTATGTAAAAGAAAGCGGTTCGTGGGAAACTGTTTTTACTTTATTTGATACCCCAGGAAGTTATACAACCGCAGGTTCAGGAACAACAACTTTTTCTGTTCCATCTAACGCCAATGCAATTCATATTCAACAAGCTGTAGCAGGTGGAGGTGGATCTATGAATGGATTAGGATATGATAAAGGTGGAGGAGAACAAGGTGGCCGTGGAGGTGGATCTGGTGGTTATGTTTCTGATAAAGTATTTACTGTTGTAGGAGGAGAAACTCTTACAGCTGTAGTAGGAACAGGTGGAGCAGCAGGTTCTAATAGTGGTTTTAACTACAATGCTTCTGCTAGTGCAGGTTCAAATACAACTTTATCTGGAGCTACAACAGGATCTCTTTTTGTATTAGGAGGAGGTGGTGGATCATCCTATTCAGGTGGTTATGTTCAAGGTCCTCTTGCTACACAAACTTCTGGATCAGCAGGAACTGCAACTATTTCATCGTCTTTATCTACTGGAACTACAGTGGATGGAATTAATATAACTACTTTTACTTCTGGAGAAGCAGGAAGTTTTAATTCTGGTGGTGTTGGAGCAGAAGGATTACCTACAGGGGGTGCTAGTACATCTCCTAATTGTGGTGGAGATAACTGTAGTATAGCTGGTGCAAATGGTGGTGCTTCTTATAATGGAAATGTATCTGGTGGATCTGGTGGTGGATCAGGAAGTACTGGTTCAGTAGGAAGTCAAGGCTCAGGCGCCGGTGGTGGAGGTAAAGAAGCTGGTGGTAACTCTGGTGGTGATGGTGAAATTAAATATAGATTTTTGAGGATTGCATAATGCCACTTACTAAAATTCAATTTGCTCCTGGAATAGATAAACAGAATACAGAATATGGTGCAGAAGGTCGTTGGACTGATTCTGATATGGTTCGGTTTAGATATGGATTACCTGAAAAAATAGGTGGATGGTCTAAACTTATTTCTGAAACATTAATTGGAGTAGTGCGTGATATGCATGCTTGGTCTGATCTTAATGGTGTTAGATACATGGCCCTTGGCACAGATAGAAAACTTTATGTTTATTCCGAAGGTGCAGCTTACGATATTACACCTGTAAGAAGAACTAGTGGAAGTTTAACTAATCCTTTTGCAACTGTAAGCGGAAGTGCAGTTGTTACAGTAACAGATACAGGACATG